CTCGATGCCGGCGTTGATGTGCGCGGCCCATTCGGGTCCGAGCTTCATCGTCACTACAGCCATCGTCAGCCAGCCCTCTACAGGTCGGAGTTCTCAGGCTCCGACCCGCCGTTTCCGGGCGGGGGCTGACGAAGCTGTGCTCATCGTAGCGCCTTGACGAACGTTTGTACGAGTGGCCGCGCCCGGAGCCCTGTCGGGCGCGGCCGGTCTGCTACGAGCCCTGCGACGGCTCGTCGACGGTCTCCGAGGTCGAGCCGCCGGCGACATGGCCACCGTCCGCCGACTCCGCCACCGGAGCACCGTCGGCCGGGGCCGACTCCGCGGTCGCCGACGGCGCCGGCTGCTCGGCCGCCTTCGCCGCGTCGGCGTTGCCCACGACGTGGTCGAACAGCTGCTGCCCGGCCGCCGACACGTGCCCCGACAGCGTCGCCGTGGTCTCGGCGACCACCTGGCGGGCAGCGTCGACGTCGGCGGTGCCGATCAGAGCGTGCCAGGCCCGGTCGATCGCGTCGAGAATGTCCTGCTTGATCTGGTCGAGCGTCATGCTGCCCTCCTGGGCTGACGGGCCGGCCCGACGGGCACGGCGCGGGTGGGGAACTTGCCGGCCAGCACCGCGGAGGCGGCGTAGGCGCGGACACTCTTGGGCGCGTTCGCGGCGGCACCGGAGCGCAGCGCACGTTCGGCGGCGACCAGGCGCGTGCGGTGGGACTCCGACGGCCGGGAGTAGCCGCGCAGAATTGAGCGGATCGCCTCGCGGCGCAGGACCGCGGCGTAGTCGGGCTGCCCGGCCTGCACGCCGAAGTAGACGACGGTCTGACAGCGGCAGTGCGGGTGTCGGGGCGGCCCGGTCAGTCCGCGTCCGGGCGGCCAGGGCTCGGGCGGCCGGTGCGGCCCGAACGTCGCGAACTCGTCGAACCCCTCACCCTCCAGGACGTTGGCGGTGTGGCCGGCCAGTGCCAGGCACACCACGCAGGCGTCGCGTTCGGCGATCCACAGCAGCAGCGCGCCGCGGCGGATCGCCTCGTCGCGGGCTACGGCGTTGGAGGTGTGGTTGACGATCCACGCCGCGGCCAAGCCGAGGTCGTCGGGGGCGCGCAGGGCAATGGTGAACGCGCCGCTCAGATCGGCGGGGCGTGTGGCACGGTCGAGGGCTTTCGCGGCCTGCTCGATCCGGTGCAGGGCCGTGTCGTGGGCGGCGCGGGCTACGGCGTCGGTCAGGGACGGAGGCGCCTCCGGCGAACCCGGTGACAGCGCGAGATGGCGCCTTGGTGCGGGCAGCTCGAGGCGGGAAGGGGGCGCGGACAGTGCGAGGCGCTCCGACAAGGTGACCACGGGCGGCGGCGCCGGTTCGACGGCCGCCGCCGGGAACGGCAGCGGCGCCCGAACGGGCGCCTGCACGGCGACCTGCTCGGCGACGTGCGCCATGCCGGTCTGCTGCGCCCGCCGCACGACCGCCTGGAGCGCCGGCACGACGGTGTCCGGGCCCAGGTGCGTCTCGGCGATGCGGTGCAGCTGCTGTACGGTCCACGCGCGCGCGTCGGCGGCCGCGGTCGGCTGCCCGGAGGCCTCGGCGAGGAGGAACCGGGCCCGGGACTGCCGCTGAAGCCAGTGCAGTGCGGCCAGCAGCGGCCCGGATACGGCTGCGGCGGCCGAGGCCTCGACGGCCAGAAGCGCGGCAGCCTGGATGGCCGCGACGTCGAGCAGGTTCGGGCCCTGCGGCGGCGCGGACGGTGCGGCATCGGTGCTCTGGCTCATCCGCCGACCACCGACAGTGTCAGCACGATGTCCGCGACGAAGCCGTAGGAGGTGCCGGGGTTGACCTTGTCGACGTTGTAGATCGCACCCGTGTTCTGGTCGGTCAGGCGGTCGTCCTGCTGCACGTCGGTGCCGCGCGGGACCACGGCCGTCAGCGTCGTGATCTGCCGGGGTGTGCCGGACGCGTCGTTCTGCGACGTCACCACCGTGGAAGCGATCGCCGCCGGAACACCGACCGCGATCGGGTCGGAGTTGATGTCGACCGGGTCGCCGTAGCCGTCGAACGCGGTCATGCGAGAGATCGCAACGGTCGTCGACGGCGGGATCAGCATGGGCTCACCAGCCCTGAAGCGGGGACGTGGGCAGCGCGCCCTCGATCTGGAGGATCTGCAACGCCTGCGGGCCCAGCGGCGGCTCCGCCTGGCCGGTGGTGCCCGGGGCACGGCGGATGCTGATGCCGCCGATCGAGACCGCCTCCAGGCGTCCCTGCACGCCGGTGTCGTCGTCGAGAGCCAGCACGAACTGGGCCTGCGCGCAGGTCGCACGCGTGAAGATGTCGATCACGGTCGCGTCGGTCGGGAGCAGCGTCGTCGCGTCGACGGCGTAGACGGCGCCGATCATCGCCCGGTCGATCGCGGCCGACGCCATCTGAAGCAGCACCGTGACACGCGCGTCCGGGGTGACCGCGTCGCCGGTGTTGGCCCGGTAGTCGGCGATCGTGGCGTAGACGCGGGCGGCCATCTACTTGCCGCCGCGGACAGGCTTCGTGTGCTTCGCACAGCGGTCGGTGTACTCGCCGTCAGCGCCGAGCACGGCAACCTCGCCGCAGGTGCCGCACGGGTGCAGCACCGCCTCCTCGAGGCCGGTGCCGCCGCCGGTCAGGTCAGCCTCCTGAGCCGGCGGCGGCAGTTCCGGGGCATCCGGGTCGCACTGGATGAGCGCGCCGGCGCGGACCTGCTCGGCGATGGCCTCCGGCAGCGGCAGCCCGAACCCGAACAGGCCGCCGGTGCTCGGGTTGCGGTACCAAACCTGAATGCCGGTCGGGTTGCTGTCGTCGGCCATGGCTGAGCCCTTCGGTTAGCCGCGCGGTCCGGCCGCGGCGTAGGTGTTGTTCAGGATCGCGATGGTCGTGACCCCGAGAGTGCCGGTGAAGTTGAGCAGGATGGAGCCGTCGGGCTGGAGGAACCGGCCGGAGGCCAGCGGCCCGATGTAGTAGACGCCGATGGTGTTGACGTTGAAGGTGACGTCGCCGGCGTTGGCCAGCGGGAACGGGGGCGCCTCGTTCGCGACGTCGGTCTGCGGCTGGGTCGTCTTGACGACGATCGAGAACGCGGTGCCGGCGGTGGTGGTCTTGACCAGGAAGTCCAGGCGCTCCAGGACGAAACCGGTGGCGCCGTAGTTCAGGCCCGAGTTGGCGCCGGAGAACAGGGACGCCGGGATCGACAGGCCGTTGGTGACGTCGCCGGCCACGATCGTGTAGTCGGTCGGCGCCGAGGCCATGCCGTTGACGGTGGAGGTGGCGACGTTCGCCGCGACCAGGGGTGTGGTGGGTGCCATGATCAGTCCTCAGATTCCGGTCGGGCGCTGGACGTAGGCGACGGCGAACCGCTCGGGGGCGATGACCTTGGCGCCGTAGACGTGGAGGCCTCGGACGGCGTCGGCGAAGGTGGTCTGGAGCCGCAGCGCCTCGGTCTTGACGATCTGGTTCGCGAACGTGATCGCCGACGGGTGACCGGCCTGGATGATCCAGTTGCCCTGGTTGGAGTTCGCGGACGGCGCGTAGTCGACGGCGTTGTTCGACACCAGCACGTTGAAGCCGGCGATACGGCCGATCATGCCGTTCGACATGACCTCACCGACGCCGCCGGTCGCGGTGCCGTAGGCGACGAACCCCTGCGACTGGGCGATCAGCGCCTCGGCCCACGGCGGCACGATGATGTAGCGGCGTCCGTCGCGCGGCACGTTGGCCTGCGTGAGCTTCACGCCGAGCGGCAGCAGGACCTTGGTGTAGAAGTCCGCGGGGGTGGCGGTGGCGTACACGGCCGGGGTGATCGGGGAGGCGGAGGTACCGACCTGGTTGGCCGGCGCGACGGAGGTGTACAGGCCGGCGATGAACTGGTCGGTGGCGTCGGCGACCTTGTAGCCGGCCTTGTTCTCCATGAAGTTGAGCATGTTGCCGGCGGCCTGGGCGGCATCGACGTCGTCGACCTTGACGGCGAAGTACTTGGCCTGGTCGACGATCAGCGTCTGGCCGGCGTCGTTGGGGTTCTCGTAGTTGATCGTGCCGTTGGGGGTGTAGTTCGACACGGTCGGGTCGGCGATGCTGGTGATGTTCACCGAGTCACCGGAGTTGGTGATCTCGCCTTCGTAGTCGCGGTTGCACACGAGGTCGGAGGCGAAGACCAACTCCTTCTCCAGGGATCCGAACAGGACCTTGGACCAGAATGTGGGTTTGAAGTGGGCGACAGTCACGGCTGTCCCTTTCAGGAGGGGGGATGCCGTGTCGGCTGTCGTCGTGCCCGTTCACGGCGCCGTGTCGGCGTCCGCGCGGGCGGGTGGTGCGGTGGTGCGTCAGCTGGTGAGGTACTGCGTCAGCAGTCCGTCGGCTGTGGCCTTGCGAAGCTGCGCCGGGGTGGCGCGGGCAACGTCGGCCTCGGTCCACTGGCGCTGTCCGCCTGGTGAGCCGTTGAAGTCGGAAGTGCCCGATGCCTGCCGTGTCGGCGTGGCGGGGACGGAAGTTGCGGTGCCGGTGGCGTAGCGCGGGTTGGCCTTGACCGCCTCGGCGATAGCCTCACCGATCGCGGTCGTGTCCGTTGGGTCCAGGTCGGCAATCGCAGCCAGGAACGCGCGGGAATCGAGCAGTGCGTCGCCGTCGGCACCGAGTCGGCCGGCCGCGCGCAGGACCGCAACCTCGCGGGCCTGGGAAGCGGCAGCAGCCTGCGCGGCCTGAAGCTGCGCGGTAATCGCCGCCGGGTCGGGGCCCTTGTCCCCGGCGTCCAGGCCGAGAGCAGCAGCGACCTTGGCGAGCATGTCCTTATTGGTGGCGGCGGCCTGCGCGGCTTCGGCGTTGGCCTTCGCGTCCTTCTCGTGCTTACGGGAGAACGTCTTCCACTTCTCGGCGTCGGCGACGGTGGCCTCGTACAGGGCCTTGTAGTCGGGGGTGCCGTTGGTGGTGGCGTCGGTGGTGGTTGCCGTGGCCGTGTCGGTCGCGGTGCCGTCGCCGTCGCTCATCCGTCTCTCCTCCATCTGGCCTGTCGGCCTGATCAACACACTGAGTATGGCACAAACGTTCGAGTCCAGTCAGCAGGTCAGAAGCCGGGCCCGTCCAGGCTCGTGTCCGGCCCGGGCACGTCCCGGGCCGGCGGGGTCGTGATGCTGCCCTCCAGGTCCTGGGCCTGCTGGCCGATGTTCTCGCCCAGGGTCGGCGGGCTGGACAGGGTGACGCGGGCGCGGGCGAACAGGTCCATGCCGAGCTCGTCGCGGATCGCGGCGACCTCTTCGGCGACCTGGTCCGGCGTCCAGTCCGGGTGCACCAGGGCGACGAGGGTCTCGGTCGAGGCAGCCTGCGCGGTCTTCAAGGCGACGGCGGTCTGGGCGAGCTCGGAGGCCGACGGCAGCACCGCATCCGGGAACGTCACCTCCGGCCGGGCCGGCGTGAGGTCGCCCCGTCCGTAGAACGTCTTGTCCAGGCACATCAGCGCGTACACGGCATCGGCCAGACGCGGCCTGACGTAGTTCATCTTCTTCGACCGGGTCAGCAGCGTTCGGCGCTGCCGGGCCTCGACCTCGGTGGCGGTCATGGCGGTGGTGCCGTCCTCACCGAACGTCGCCTCCGAATAGCCGCCGCGCGTGACGGCCTGGGAGATCAGGTTGTTGCAGGTCTCCAGATGCTCCTGCCAGCGGATCGCGAACTGATTGGCGGTGATCTGCGGGGAGTCGGAGTTGCCGGCGAGCATGTTCAGCGCGATATAGGCCTCGCGGTCCAGGTCCAGGACGGCGCCCTTGCCGGGGCCGAGGTTGTCCAGGTAGGACGGCGGCACGATGAGACGCAGCCTCGCAAGGCGCACCTCGCGCATCCACATGGACATCGTCTCGTCGAGGGAGTCCATGAGCGGCTCGATGCCGGCGTAGTCGGAGCGGCCCAGGTAGGTGGCTACGGCGATGTCGCGCCAGATGCGGTTCGGGCGGACGTTGGGGATGTAGGCGACGGTGTTGGCGTCCGGCGGCAGGTCCGGGAGGGCGATGGTGCCGCCGACGGTGAGCTGCTCGAGCGGTGCGGTGACCTCGTAGGCGGACAGCGGGGCGAACGTGCCGAGGTCGCCCTGGGTGCCTTCGTACACGCCGTGGTGAATGAGGTTGTTGGTCAGGTCGTGCTGTTCGAGGTGGCGGATCACGTCGGAGCCGTTGTCGGCGATGACGCGCCAGAACGTGACGGAGGTGAGTTTGCCGCGGGTGAACTGGGGGACGGCGGCGTCGGGGTGGACGATGTCGAGCCACGCCTTGTCGGTGAGGGCGGTGTCGTAGTTGGCGCGCAGGAAGTGGCCGCCGAGTGCGGCGCCGATCTCGGCGCCCTCGAGGAGGGTGGCGTGCATCTCGTCGTCGAAACACTCGTCGAGCCACGTGGTGGTGGCCTGGTTGCCTTCGCCGTCGGGGAGGCTGAACGCGGGGTGTTTGGCGAACAGCAGGTCGGCGGACATGCTCGCGATGTCGCCGGCCAACGGTACGTGGATCTTCGTGCGTTTCTCGCCGGGGGAGATCTGCGTGCCCCAGAACGTGCGCTGAACCGAGCCGAGCAGGCCCGCACGGTACTGGCCGGGCCGGTTCTGGGTCAGGCCGGCCTCGCCGGTGGTGCGGAAGAACGAGCGGCCGGTCTGGGAGTTCTCGCCGAGGCTGTAGTAGGCGTAGGACAGCTGGTCGGGGTCGCCGCTGAACCAGGCGGACCACAGGCGCATCTTGTGGATGACGGTGTTGTATTCCAGTGGTGGCCACGGCTGGTCTGTGGTGGGGAGTGCCACGGCACGGCTCCTGTGTCAGGGGTGTGGGGTGCCGTGTCGGCGGGGCGTGTCCGTGTCGGACGGGGACGGTGCGGGTGTTAGCTGGCGGACGTCATCGCCATGTCGGGCCGCGCGCTCCAGTCGCTGAACTCGTAGCCGGGCATGAGCCGGCGGTATGTCGCGAGCTGTTGGGCTTGGACGGCGGCGATCGCTTCGGGACCGGTGAGCAGTCGGCCATCTCGGGGCCAGCACCGCTGGGCGACGAACTTGACGTCTCCATCACTGGCGCGGGTGGCGCGGACCGTCACGATCCAAGGTTTGCCGGCAGGTATGGGGCTGCATCGGCAACGCGCCGGCCGCTGGCCACTCACCTGTTCCGCCAGCGGGTGGTGACAAACACGACGGCGGCCGAGACGAAGCCGGCGACGTAGAGCCCAAACGCGCGGATCATGTGGCGTCCTTCGATCGCGGGTACGTGCGGACCCGCAGCGGATCGGGGAGATCCGCAGCGACGTCCGGCGCGAACTGGTCGATGCCTTCGATGGTCATCGTGTAGTCGTCGCCGTCGAGCGCGAGCCGGGGCTCGCCGTCGTCGAGGACGATCCAGCGGGGCGTCGGCAGCTTCCAGCCTCGGCCGTCGTAAGCGGCGGTCATGTCCACCAGCCGAGGAGGAAGTGGCCGAGCAGCCAGGAGAACGCCACGAGCAGCACGCCGCCGAGCAGATAGTGGGCGGCGTTCCACTGCCAGACGGCCTGGCCGGGCTGGAACTTCTCCCACCGCCAGATCGCAGCCGACAGGGTCTTCTCCGGCTTGCCCTGCGCGAGGGCGCGGACCTCGAAGAACAGGAACGTGCCGAACGACAGCACGAACCAGGCCAGCCAGCCGCGAGAGGACACGTCAGCCTCCGAACGCCGGGACCTGGCCGGGCTGCGCCACCAGCAGCTTCGGCGGCTCGACCTGGATCTGATGCCGGATCTCGCACAGGCCCATGCCGTTCGCGAGCACGACCGCGCCGTGGATCTCGGGTGCGTCGACGCCGCGTAGCTGCGCCTGCTTGGCCTCCATCAGGCACGGGGTGCACATCGGCACCCACGGCTGCGGAATGGCCGCGTCGAACGGCTCGGCCGGCGGGGCGGCCTCGATGGCGCTCACGCGGTCACCGCGGCGGCGACGAGGCGGCCGACGGGAAGGATCGCGGCCGGGATCTCGCCGTCGTAGAAGCGGATGTAGCCGCCCTCTTCGCGGACGTCGTCGCAGGTCACCGAGATGGCGTGTTCGAGCCCGTCGACTTGGACGGCGTAGGTGACCT